GCAGTGCTTAGATAATTAAACCAAGGAGAAAAGAAATGGTTGATAAGAGAGTATTAATTAATTTTAGCGAGGCGCAGTATGAGGCTGTGGCTGAGGCCGCCAACAAATCGGCTCTGAGTTTTAATGCGTTTGTCAGGATGGCATCTTATATGGCGGCGTCAAAAGCTGGCGTTGAAGTTGCTAAACCAGAGACAACTGACGCAGAAAATATACAGGTTGTCGAATGATTATTGTAGGTGTTGATCCGGGTTTCTCTGGGGCGATTGCACATTACTGCACGCGCACTAAAGATCTGGACGTGCAGGACATGCCCACCATACTTAACAATCGCGGAAGAGTTGAGATCGACATACATTCTCTTTTGCATATGCTAGAACCAGAGGCAAAAGATCGTATGGCTGTGATAGAGCAAGTCGCATCGAGGCCGGGTCAATCTTCAGTTGCCACGTTTAGATTTGGTATGGGGTATGGCGCATTGATTGCATGTGTGGCGGCAAACAAGACGCCAATGCATCTGGTCACGCCTAACAAGTGGAAGAAACATTTTAACTTATCATCAGATAAAGATACGAGCCGCCAGCTTGCAATACAAAGATTTCCAGATCATTATGATCGATTTTCACTGAAGAAACACGATGGCAGGGCGGAAGCCAGTTTAATATGTCTGTGGGCGGCAGAAGTTTTAGTAAAATAAAATGAGGGAAAAAATGCAAAATACTACTGGCCTATCTGTTAGGCCAATCACACGACAGACTGCACTGCCCATGATTGTTGAAAAGCATTACATGCATAGAGTGCCACCAATAAGCAGGGCATTTGGCTTGTTTGCTGATGAAGATATGATTGGCGTAGTCACATATGGTGTGAGTGCCTCTACAACACTTCGTAAGGGCGTCTGTGGTGTTGATCAGGCATCTAATGTCTATGAATTAACACGGCTCTGGACAGAGGATTTTGCGCCACACAATGCAGAAAGTTTTTTAATTGCAAACACTGTGAAGCAATTGGATAAAGAAATTATTGTGACATTTGCTGAGATAAGCGCTGGGCATGTTGGCACAATATATCAGGCGGCAAACTTTATGTACTGTGGGTTGTCATCTAAATTTAGAGATCCTAAAGTAAAGGGCTTGGAACACCAACACCACACAACTTATGCATATGGTCTTAACATGCAACAACTGCGAGATAAGTATGGCGCAGAAAATGTGTATTATGCAGATAGGCCAAGAAAGCACCGATATGTGCTAATCAATGCAAAAAAGAAACGGCGCAAAGATTTAATTAAATTAATAAAATATGAAGTTTTACCATATCCAAAAAAGGAGAATACAAATGCACGTAATACCTAGTAATGAATTATCAAATAAAAAATACCATGAGATGCTAGAGATCTCGTCAAGCGCTGTGAAAACAGTGGCAACGTCATCATTATATCATTGGAAGAATGCTAAGTTTAGCTCTACGCCAGCTATGATTTTGGGATCTGCGTTTCACGCTATGCTGTTAGAGCCAGAGAAAAACTTGGTAACAAATTCTGGATTGCCGCGTCGTGGCAGTAAGGCTTGGAAGGATCAAGAAAATTTTCTAGGTGACGATGAGATCCTATTGCCAGAGGGTGAGTATGAGCAGTGTCAAAAAATGGTTGATGGTTGCCTGCAAAATAAAATGGCGAGAAACTTATTAACTAATGAAGATCTTCTGGCTGAATATAGTTTTATAGCGACATGTCCGGAAACTGGTGTCGAGCTGAAGTGCAGGCCAGATGGGTTGTTGAAAGAGGCTGGTATAGTGATAGATCTAAAGTCATGCTTGGACGCATCCTATCGTGGTTTTGATAAGGCCGTGAGAAATTACCGCTATGATTTGCAGGCATGTTTCTATCGGTATGTTTTGAAGTTGTGCGGCTACCCGACTACAAATTTTATATTTATTGCAACTGAGAAAAACAGTTATGCTACGGCTTGCTATGAGATGTCAGATAAATATAACAAGTATGCTGAAGATGAAATGTTTAAGACACTGCAAAAAATAAAAGTGGCACAAGATACAAACACTTATGACACTGGATGGCCTGAGCTGGATACGATTAGTCTTCCAGCTTACCTTGATGAAGATCACGGCTTATAAAAATCCCAGCGTAGGGGTACTACGCATAACCTAAAAGGAGTTGTAAAATGCAACACATTATTTCTGGCGTGAAGGCGCTATATCCAAGACTAAATTCTACATACAGATTTGATCAGGAAGATTACAAATCAGTGAAGTGTGACCCAAAAGATGAGGGCGCGGCTTACGAGATGTCATTTAATTTGACAGGTGAGCAGTGTAAGGAGCTGAACACGATCTGTATGCAGGCATATAAAAATGCGGCGGCGTTAGAAACAAGCAAGCGCAAGTGGCCTGAGCAACCATTGAGTTTGCCATACAAACGTGATGATGCAAAGCAGGGCGATTGGATTGGCAAGGCGAAGCTCAAGGGTGCATACTCTGGCGAGGCTACAAACCCACCACGTCAGGTTGATGCATCACGCAAGAAATTGCCAGATGGATTTGAGCTGACATCTGGGTCAACTGTAAATATTGCAGTGACAGTTGTGCCATACAATACAGGCACAATAAATGGTGTGTCGCTCAGATTACGCGCAGTGCAAGTGCTAGAGCTGGCAGAGAAGCAGGAAAGTGAAGATCCATTCACTGAGGTTGCTGGCGGATACTCAGGTGGTGCGGCGCAGATTAATGGTGTAGAGCAAGACCCATTTGGATTGCCACCAGCGCAACCAGCTCAGTCAAATGATCTGGAAGACGAAATACCATTTTAAATTAATCACGGCGTTAGACAGAACTGATTGAGGTTTTGTCTAACGGACACGACAGGACATTAGAGAGACATGTCCGCCATGTCCGAGACAGGACAAGACAAATGTAGGACATGTCCGCCATGTCCGATAAATTGAGGAAGGGATAAAATGCAAAAAACGAAATACCCAAATGCAAATTGGGATCAGTATTCAAGTAAAATTATAAGCGCATTATCATTGAAAAAGACTGCCGTTGGCGAGTATCATGGAGCTTGCCCTGTATGCCAAGGCAAAGATCGCTTCTGGATCAAGGAAGATAATAATAACGATGTAATGGTTAGTTGTCGGCAATGTGGAGACTATGCTGGCATAAAAGACGCGCTGAGAAACCAGAGGTTGTGGCCTGATGAAAACGAGAAGCCAATGACAAGGGAATACACAATAAGCTGGCCTGAGCCAGAGCCAGAGGCGACGCATCCATACTTGATCAAGAAAAAGATCGGGCTTGGTAATGCTAAGATAGATGGCAACTTGCTGGTCATCCCTGTAATAAATTCTCAGGGCAAACGTGTGGGCGTCCAGAATATTGATCCTGCTGGATCAAAGAAATTTTCTACTGGTATGCCAGTTGTCGGAAATTTTAGCGTTATTGGCGGAAAATTAGATGATTTGATTTATGTTTGCGAGGGTTGGGCAACAGCAATGTCAGTGCATCTGGCTACAGGCAGGCCAGCAGTATTCGCATTGTCGGCTGGAAATCTAACCGCTGTGATAGGTGAGCTTTACGAGGCACGTCCAAATTTACGCATTGTGGTGGCTGGAGATAACGACGAGGCAGGCATGAAAGCCATTGAAAAGTGCGTTAACGATCACAACGTGCAATCTGTTGTGCCTGACGTGGAAGGCTGGGATTTCAGCGATATGTGGATCAATCGTGGCAAAGAGGCTACTGCAAAGGCTCTGGAAATAAAGAGCCTGTTAGATCAGGTGTTTTTTCCAAATGATGCAGTCGCACAGCTCGACAGGAGCTATTTAGTGAAGGGCTGGTTTGGTCAGGGTCAATTGTCGATGGTTTACGGCGCATCCAATGTGGGTAAATCATTTTTTGTGCAGGATATTGCGTGGCATGTATCTGCGAGCCAAGATTGGCATGGAAATAAGGTAAAGGGTGGCGTGGTGTTATTCTTGGCTCTGGAAGGCGGTACAACCACACACAATCGCATTGTGGCGCTCAAACAGCAGTACCCAGAGCATTCGGACGTTAAGTTAGCTGTGAGGCCATTGCCACTCAATTTGCTGGATGGTGAAGTTGACGTGAATAAAATTTGTGATTTGTGTGATGAAATCAAAAGGATGCATGGCGACATTGCTATGATTGTCGTGGATACGTTATCTCGATCAATGCCTGCTGGCGATGAAAATTCTCCTGCGAGTGCAACTGCTGTGATATCTGCTGTAGATAAAATCAGGGCTACAACGAGCGCACATCTCATGCTGGTGCATCACTCAGGTAAAAATCTGGAAGCAAAGGCGCGTGGTCACAGCTCATTACGTGCGGCTGTGGAAACTGAGATAGAGCTATCATATGACGAGGCGACAGGTCTGCGAACTGCATTAGCTACCAAACAGAGAGATCTAGAAGGCGGCAGGAAGTTTCACTTTAAGCTGAAGGTGATTGAGTTGGGCAATGATATGGATGGTGATCCTGTCACGACTTGCGTTATTATACCAGCATCAAGTGATGATGTTGAGAAGGCGAATAAGAAAGCCATCAAGGGTAAAAATCAGGTCTTATTTAAGACGTGCTTCCAACAGCTCAGGGGTGAAGGCGTGGGTATGTCTAATCCTGCTGGCGTTGGTTGGCCTGAGCCTAGCACGTTCTGGGTGATAAAAGAGGAAGATATTAAGAAGCATTTTATGGGCAAAGTGGCTGGCGTAGCTAACCCATCGCAAACGTATAAGCAGTCGATTGCTGGCCTGACAAGTGCTGGTCATATTGTACAAAATGAGGGCTATATATGGTTCTGCGATGATTTCGGGAAAGTGAGCTAAAATGCAACCTACTAATTACCTACTAATTAACATTAGTAACAACAATATCAATGACTTAGCAGTACAACTACTAATCACAATTAGTATATCGCAACCAATCTACTACTAATACTATATACCTTTAGGTATAGTATATTAGTATGTAGTTGAGCGAATAGTATGAGAATGTAAAATCGGGGTTAAATTAAATGAAACAAAGGAGAGATAAAATGAATAGCATTGGCGAGGCTGGTGGCAAGCGAGGGACGAGCGAGGTCGATGGGGATCAGGCATTGGATCAACAGAGTATGGTGAGGTCGGACATTCTGTCGAAGGCAAACATTCTCATAACAGGCGACAGAGCAAAGCAGTACGGAAGTGCAGAGGAAAACTTTAATTGCATTGCAACTATGTGGACTGCATATCTTGGAAGGCATGTGTCGGCATATGATGTTGCAAACATGATGGCGCTGTTAAAGATTGCAAGGATGCGTAACGGCGTACATCAGGATAGCTCAGTTGATGGGTGCGGTTATCTGGCGCTGGCTTATGAGTTGTCTAATCAGGTCACATAGGCTTGAAACAAAGCCTCTCATGAGGCATACTATAGTCAGTGGGTTCTCCTCCCTCTAAACGTATTGTTTTTGCATTTACAATATGTTTCCCACTGAACTAGACCGCGTAGCTTCTCCTCCTCTTCCGAGCTACGCGGTCACTTTAAAAGGTTAGATGACGTGTCTGAGTTTAACATTAAATTAACGCTAGATCTTCACTGCAAGAATACTGATGAGAATGATCATGAACTGGATATACTTTGTGACTTCATAACAGACAGGTTGCATGTGGTAGGTGCAGACATTGTGATACAATCATTAGCTGAGGCTCTCATTGAATTACATGATCAGAATGCAGAAGATAAGGCTAGGAAGTTACACTAATGTTGGTAGCATTAATTAAGGAAAAGCATATCGATGCGTCGTCGCAGGCGCGTGGGCGCGTAACAAATAGCAATTCTTATGTCAATACTTTCGGGAAAATCAAAAGTTAACATAATATACATTATCGGACATTACAGGCTAAATCCGCAGTATATCTAATGATATCAATAGGTTAGGCGATTTTGCAGTAAAATAAGGCCATTATGAGCTATGCGTTGTTCCAATTATATGAAACTAGATAATTTATGACCCCCCCCATCGTTATTTTTTTTGGGGGGGTATATGTGTATATTTTCACGCACACGAAAGACCCCCCTATGCCTACTTGCTGTAAGAGCTAATCTATTGTAAAATTTGAAAAAACTGGAGAACATTAATGGCTGGTAAGGCGTTAAGAAGGAAGATCCTCGCAGATGTTGAAAAGAAGGGCGGCGTAGATTACCTGTTTGAGCAAATCGCATCAGGTAATACTTTAACGAAAATGGCTGTAGAATATGGATGTTCCAGACAATACCTTGGCTCATCACTGAATAAAGTGCCAGAATACGAGAAGGCCATGAATGAAGCCAGACGCCACGCCGCAGATGCCCTCGTCGAGCAGGGATTGACGATGGTGGATGATTTAGATGGTGGCTCAACCAGCAGTGAGATAGCCGCCACGCGAGAAAAGGTGCAGTGGCGTAAATTCATGGCAAGCTCGTATAACCAAGATCGTTACGGCACTAGGCCACAGACAAACGTAAATATCTCAGTTGGCGATATGCATCTCGACGCCCTAAGAAAAGTAAATTCTGACTTGGCGGCTATCCATAAAGAAGATCAGGAGCGCGAAGCCAAGACGATTGACGCAGATTATGAGGATGTAACGAATGAGTGATAATCCATTAACAGAGTTTGTCCTGCGCTACAGAGATAATCCAGTGCTGTTTGTTAGGGAAGTTTTGGGTGCTACACCATACGATTATCAAGAAGAGTTTCTCAATGCCATATCATCTGGCGAGCGTAAAATGTCTGTCAGATCTGGGCATGGCACAGGCAAGTCAACGTCTGCATCTTGGGCTATGCTCTGGTTTCTCCTACTACGTTTCCCGAATAAAGTCGTCGTCACAGCGCCCACATCGAGCCAATTGTTTGACGCATTGTTTGCCGAGCTAAAACGCTGGATTAACGAGTTGCCACCCCATTTACAGCAATTGCTTACTGTTAAGTCAGATCGTGTAGAATTAACGTCAGCCGCTTCCGAAGCATTTATATCTGCCAGAACGTCACGCGCAGAAACGCCAGAGGCATTAGCTGGGGTACACTCAGAGAATGTTCTTTTGGTAGTTGATGAGGCATCTGGTGTACCTGAGAAAGTTTTTGAAGCGGCGGCTGGGTCAATGTCTGGTCACAGCGCAACCACGTTGTTATTGTCAAACCCAACGAGATCATCTGGCACATTTTACGAGAGCCAAACCAGAATGTCCAAGAGCTGGTGGACGAGGCGCTGGTCGTGCGTGGATAGCCCACTTGTGTCTGATGAGTTTGTCGAAGAAATGCGTGAGCGATACGGCGAGGAAAGCAACGCATTTCGCATACGTGTTCTTGGCGAATTTCCTATGGCAGATGATGACACGATTATACCATTTCACTTAGCCCAGAGCGCGACACAGCGAGATATTGAAATTACGCCAGAAATCAGGCCAATATGGGGCTTGGACGTGGCAAGATTTGGCACTGATAAAACTGCATTGTGTAAGAGGTATGGCAATGTCGTGACAGACATTGAGGCGTGGCAGGGATTAGATCTTATGCAAACTGTTGGTCGAGTTATGGCAGAATATGAAGGATTACCTGATAGCCAGCGCCCAAAAGAAATACTTGTGGATAGCATTGGCGTTGGCGGTGGTGTAGTTGATAGGTTACGTGAGCTGGGTGTGCCAGTGCGTGGTATTAATGTTGGTGAAGCCCCAGCTATGGGCAAGACCTACATGAATTTACGAAGTGAGTTGTGGTTTAAGACAAAGGGCTGGCTAGAAGATAGGTCGTGCAAGATACCAAAAGATGACCAGCTCGTCGCAGAATTAACTGGCATACGATACGCATTTACATCGTCAGGTAAAATGAAAGCCGAGAGTAAGGACGCAATGCGAAAACGTGGCCTAAAATCGCCTGACTTAGCTGATGCACTATGCCTGACAATGGCATCGGATGCAGTCACGGCACTGTCTGGGTCTGATATTAAGTGGAATAAATCTATTAGGCGCAATTTAAAAGGAATTGCATGAAAAAAAAATTTTTAAATTTGTCACCTAAGATGAAAAATTTATTGATGGCTAAATGGATAAAGCAATATGTGAAGCGCGGTTTATCTTTGCAGGATGCACAACACGCGGCGCGGTGGAAGGCTGGCGAGTGGAAGCTATCAGAAAGAATGCGTAACATACTGGCGTCAATAGATGAATTGTGATATGGTCGCATAATATATAGCGAAAAAGGGTTTACCATGAAAACATGCAAAGGTTGTGCAACACCATCAGGATGTTCTGCTAAAGGTGTATGCACTAAAGGTAAGTATGGCAAATATAAATAGAGGCATACTGAACTTCCTCAATCAACTTGATGAGGGTAAGCGATCCAGACGCAATAGCTTTGCGGAGCGCGTTGCTAATTTCCTGACGCCTAATGACGAGTTTGAATATCGCGGCGGATTACTAAGCAATATGGATGGCACATCCGCAATGGATCGTATTGGCGAGAAAACGAGCTACGGCACGTTAGGCCAAGCCAATTTTGCTGGCAATGATCCCATCACGTCGTTCCCTAATCAGATGCCACAAGGCACAACAGCTAGACGCGCAGATGGTACAGGTGGCGAGATAGTGCGTAGCCTGATACTACCAGTTGATGTTATGCAGACGATTATGTCGTCAAATATTGCAAATAAGCAGGGATTTATAGAGTTGTTAGAATACAAGATGAATAACGAGCCTGAGAGTTACAGGAGAGTTATGTCAAACCCAAATGGCTTATCTGAGTTAATGTATTTATACGCCGCAACAAATGAAGCGAGAACACCTAGCGAGGAAATGTCACCTAGATTACAACAAATGCTAGATGGAATTTTTAATGGGACTGCTTGATCAACAAAGCTACGCAGGCTACGCGAATGAAGGCCAGCGACTTGCAGTAGAGCCAATGAGCTTTACCCCAATGGACGCCGCAAAATTTGTAGCTGAAGCCACGCCTATCATTGGTGATGCTATGGCGGCTAAGGAAATATACGACGAGTTAACAAACCCAAACCCTAATTATGGATTGGTATTGGCTTTAGGCGGCGCATCTTTAGTTGGCCTAGTACCCGGACTTGGTGACGCATTGGCGTCTGGCATAAAGAAGGGCGCAAGGGGATTGCTCGATGTAGCTGACCGCATTGAAGTTGATCCAAGTATGATGGGTTCTAATTTTAGCAATATTAAATTTAAAAAGCCAGCGCCAGATACTGGTAAGCCATATGAAATGTCTGGAGAAAAACTTGCGGACAAATTAGAAAAAACGCCAACTGCATTTAATTTTTTAAACCCAGATCAAGCATTGCCAGTTGGAGCAAAATATACAGGTATTGAAAAACAACAACCAACAGCATTGAGAAACCACAGAAGTGCAGGGTTATTGTCAACAGAAACTGTAGAGCCAGAAATTGGAAGTATTTCAGATTTATATGGCAGAAACGTAATGTCTATTGTTGGTGATCAAACTGACAGAAAAACTGTTACTCACTATAATGACAAGCGCCTATTAAATCCCGTTAAATCTATGGCAGGATTTAGATATGCAGATGTTGATGGTCAGGGTTATGCTGGAGCTAAAACAGCTACAAACAGTAAAATTAATGAAGCTATGAAGCACGACAAACCATACTTTATGTCTGCAATGATGGGAGAGCAATCTGGAGATTTTGCACAACATCAGGGAGATATGTATGGTGAGGCGTGGAATCAGTTACAAAATAGCAATAGCTCAATAATTGGCGAAAACGCTGTTAAAATAAATAATCACATAAAAAATATAAGTGTTCCTAAAAGTATTACAGTTAAAGATGCCAATGGTAATATATTAAAAAACGCCAAAGGAGAAAATGTTAAAAAAACAATCCAATCCAAGCCATTTAAAGATTTAGATGTTGATATTGAAGATCCAATGGCAATATTTAATTTACTAAATATGTTACCAGCAGGTTCTCAAAGAGCATATTTTTTAAAAGGTATGGATAGGGCTGGGTTGTTTGATATGGGCGCTCCAACAGTTTTTGATGCCCGACTTGCAGTTGCAGATGCAAACCAAATAGGCATGGATTGGGGATCAGTTGGGTATCGAGGATTTACGCCAGATTTAGAAAAAGGTGTATTCCCTACAAATATTCAAAATTCTACAACGTATGACACTGGATATGATAAAATAGGAAATGCTCAAACATTTTTGCAAGGATCTCGCGGAATACCAGCCGCATTAATTTACAGAGATTTAGGTGCAGAACTACGCAAAAAAGGTACAGGCGGCGGTCTTTTAATGACTCCACCATTTTATAAAGTTTTAGAAAGTAGCCCTAAAAGAGCAATACAAAAAATTGATGATGAAATTTCAGAGGTTGGAGATACATTTTTAGAGATAGAAAGAACAAAAGGCAGAAGAGAAGCGTTAGAATATGCTAACAAAATTTTATCTGGTGGGTATGGGCTACTATCTCGTTAACAAATATGATATATAGAAATAAAACTAGGGGCTAACCAATGCCAATAACAACATACGCAGAATTAAAAACGACACTCACAGATTTTCTTAATCGTGATGATCTTACTTCTGTGTCTAGCACATTTATAACTTTGGCAGAGACTGATCTAAATCGCAAATTACGTCACTGGAAAATGGAAGCCAGATCCACTGCTGAGATTGACACGAAGTACAGTGCAATCCCAGCCGACATGTTAGAGCCTATTCGCTTTCATGTTACGAGTGGAAATACAAATCCGCTAGAATTAATATCTCAGGCAGAACTATTAGACAGGCAACAGAGAGGTGGTAACGTATCAGGCCATCCAAGATACTACGCTTTGACTGCTGGCGAACTACAAGTACACCCTGCGCCAGATGGCGTATACAATGCAGAATTATATTATTATCAGAAAATTCCAGCATTATCTGACAGTAATACAACTAATTGGCTTCTGGGCGAATATCCAGATGCTTATTTGTATGGAGCTTTGGTACACTCAGCCCCATATTTAAAAGAAGACGCTCGAATTACGACTTGGGCGGCTTTGTATCAAAGCGCTGTTGACGCAATTAATGCAGTCAGCGATCAAACTAAATACGGCGGCTCTGGTCGTCGAATGAAAATAAGGGCATATTAAAATGAGTTTTTCAAACGATTTCGAAACAAGAGTATTAAACTACGTGTTTACTGCATCATCAGTGACACGTCCTACTGCGTGGCACATTGCATTATACACAGCCGCACCAAGTGATACTGGTGGTGGTACTGAAGTATCTGGTGGAGCATACGCTCGTCAGTCAGTTGCATTCACAGTATCTGGCAACACTGCATCAAATACTGCATCTGTTGAATATCCTACAGCTACTGCATCATATGGAACAGTTACCCACGTAGGCGTATTTGATGCGGCATCTGGTGGCAACTTAATCGCATACGCGGCTCTAACAACAAGTAAAGCAATTGATACTGGTGACGTATTTAGATTACCAGCAGGCGATCTTGATATTACGTTAGATTAATAAATGGCTGAATATCGTGGTGGATTTGGACAAAGTACATACGGCTCATATAATTTTGGGCTAGATGGATTTGTCACTGATGGAGCTGGTGCAGTTGTAGCTGTATCGGCTACAGCCTCTTCTGCTATACGTGCTAGGCTAAGTGGCTCAATTGTAATTACAGCGTCTGGCACGACTGCATCTGCTGGGCGTGATAGGAATGCAAGTGCAACGTCGTCTAGCTCACTATCTGGCGGAGCTACATTTGTATTTGATGTTGTAGGCTCATCAACAATCCCACTAACGTCAAGTGCTACAGCCACATCCAATAGAGTGCAAAGCACTGGATCGACAATAGCCGCATCCGCAACAAACACGTCAGGCATGGAGCGTGTGCGTGAAGTTGCGTCAAACAATGTTGTGGGCGTATCGAGTACGGCGTCCAGTGGGTCGGATGTTAATCAGTCTGGCGCAACAATAACTACAACCTCATCTGTCACTGCGACGTGTAATAAAGTTATGTCATTCTCTGGGTCAACATCTGCATCCACGACGACGACATGCAACGCAATTGAGAAGTGGGAAATAATACCAAAAGTAACAGAGATATGGACAGCCGCATGATCTTGCAATTTAAGGATTTTTGTGGCAGTATGCAATCAGCGCCTACTGCGTCTTTCTCTTACATTGATGAACGATATTAGGCCGCAAGGCCAAACATAGGAGTTAATTATGGCAGATACTACAACAACCACATATGGTTTAGTAAAACCAGAAGTCGGCGCATCCGAGGATACTTGGGGTACAAAAATAAATACCAACTTAGATAACGTCGATAATCTGCTAGATGGTACGACGCCTGTCACTGGTATTGATATTAACTCTGGATCAATTGATGGAACGCCAATTGGTGCAAACTCTGCGTCTACAGGCGCATTTACAACAGTGGGCGCAACTGGCAATATTACAGTTGGCGGTACAGTGGATGGACGTGACGTTGCGGCGGATGGCACTAAGTTAGATGGAATTGAAGCTAACGCCAAAAATGATCAGACTATCACTGCTGGCTCTGGATTATCAGGCGGCGGCACTGGTAATGTAACATTAAGCCACAGCGATACATCTTCACAAGGCTCTTCAAACAACTCTGGCAGAACATACATTCAAGACATTACTCTTGATACATATGGACACGTCACTGGTTTGGCAACGGCCACAGAAACAGTTGTAAACACTGACACCAACACAACTTACAGTGCTGGTGGTGGTCTTTCTTTATCAGGTACAACTTTCAGTGTTAATGCTGATCAGCGCAATCAAATTAGTTCGTTTGGTTCATCGGCTTACGATTTTATAAGTTTTGGTTCTGGTGCTATAGACTTCAAATTAGACGGCAACTTAGATATGCGCCTTGAGAACGATGGTGACTTACACGTTGATGGTAACGTTGTTGCTTACTCTACAACCACTTCAGATGAGCGTCTAAAGAAAGACATCGTGAAGATTGACAATGCCTTAGATAAAGTATCACAGCTAAATGGTTACACATTTGAATACCTAGCAGATGGCAAGAAATCTGCTGGTGTTATAGCACAAGAAGTTGAGAAGGTAATGCCAAGCGCAGTATCAGAAACAACATTGCCTCTTAAAATGGGCGAAGATGATAAGACTGAATACAAGACAGTGCAGTATGATCAACTTCATGGATTAATGATTGAAGCAATCAAAGAACTTAAAGCTGAAATCG